CCCGAGGTCGGCTTGCCCGGCAGCGTGGACCACGAGAAGGCGTCCACCCACGCGGCGCCGTCCCAGGTCACCCAGCGGGACGTCTGCCCGTTGAACCCGAACTGCCCCTTGCGCGGGGAGGCGGGGAGCAGGGCCGTGGTCGGCCAGTAGCCGACGCGGCTGCCCGAGCGCCGACGGACGTCGGACACGTTGGCGACCTGGATCGTCACGACGTTGGCGCCCACCGCGACCGTGGCGAGCGGCAGCTCGTAGATGCCGGTGTCCGTCTGCACCAGCGCCGCGGACGTCACCGCGAGGACGATGGTGTTGGCCGTCGGGTCCAGGCGCAGCACCACGGTGTCCGTGCGCGCAACGGCGCCGGCCGCCGCGATGGTCAGCGGCTCGACGGCGGTGGACTGGTAGAAGAAGCCGCGCACGGCGGCGGAGCCGGGCTGGACCTTGACGTTCATGCCGGAGGCGTCGGCGCTCACGACGAGCTCGTTGCCGGTCCCGATCACGCCCGTGTCGATCAGCTCGCGGAACAGGTAGGAGAACTGCGACTCGCTCGTGGTGAGCCCGTCGAAAGGGAAGGAGGACTGAGTCATTCACGCTCCAGGTGGAATGGGGGCGGGCGCGCGCCGGGGCTAGCCGGTCGCCGATGTGGCCGTGCGCTGAATCGCGCGGACGGCGATGACGAAGCCCGTTGTCCGGGCGATGGTCCCGGTGCCGCCGGGGAAGTACGCACAGTGGCCGGAGAACGCTGTCGTGCTGGTCGCCACACCAGCGGCGATGGCAAACTCCGTGAGGGACGCCACGGACACGACGACGTGGGGGGTGACGGTGAAGCGGCCGGCCGGGAAGGTCCCGGAGAAGATGCCGTTGGCATCGCAGGTCGCGGTACCGACCCACTCCGCGAAGGGCGCCTTCGTCAGCGCCGCGTCCAGGCCGGTCACGTCGGCGGTCGCGTGGACGTGCGCCGCCCCCTGGACCTCGACCCCGGTGTACGCCGCCTTGATGAGCCAGGTGAGCGTGAGGTAGGGCTGGAGGTTGTTGTGCGACGCGGTGGCGGGCTGGGAGATGTCGGCGGAGCCGTAGCCGTTCGAGCCGGTGGTCCCCGCCAGGTCCTTGACGCCGCCCGTGCGGAAGTTGGCGTCGAGCGACGCCGCGCCACGCACCACCCCGTCGTCGGTGTTCGCGTTCCCGACCGTCATGCCAGCTCGCAGGACGTGTCGGTGGTCGCGGAGACCAGACTCGGCCGCGGTCAGGAGGTGGGCCTTCTCGCCGCCCGTCTCGCCCAGCGCGTTGAACTCGGTCTGCGCCGTGTCCTGGCCGACCGGGACGCGCCCCTTGAGGTTCGGCAGGTTGAAGGTCGTGGTGCCGTTGCCGGCGCCGAACGTCGTGCCGACGACCGCGAACAGGGCCGCGTACGTCGTGCGCGAGACCGCCGAGCCGTCCGCCACCAGGCATCCGGTCTGGATCGTCGTGGACGGCCAGGCGAACACCTCGCCGATCTGGCGGCCGATGGTGGTGCCGTAGTTGTTGGTCACGTTCGTGACCGTGGTGCCGCCCTCGGCGGTGCGCTCCAGGGAGCTGACCCGGTTCTCGATGCGGCTCTCGAAGTCGCGCACCTGATCGACGGTGCCCACGCTGTCGCTCAGGGCGATGGCGAGGCGCACGCCCTCGCTGTCCACCTTGATGATGGCCGACTGCACGAGCGCCGTGATCTCCACGCCCTCCACGACCGCGGTTACCCGGTCGCCCAGGAACCAGTCGTAGATGTAGCGCATGGTGCTGTCGTCCATCGGCGTGAACTTGACGAGGGCCTGCTTGATGCCGTCCTTCGCCAGGGCCTCGTCGCCGGCCTGCTCCAGCTCGGGCGTGGTGTCCGCGGAGCGGCGGTCCAGGAAGCGCTCGATGCGCCGGCCCCACTCGTCCATCTGCGACAGCGACTCGGGGGTGGTGCGCTCGACGAAGTTGCGGTCGACGCCCTCCTCGCTGCCGCCGACGATGGCGTGCGTCAGGGCGGCGCCGGCCGTCTCCACGGAGTAGGCCGCGAGGGTGTTGTTCCACAGGTCCATGCGGATCAGGCGCGAGCGATCGGCGACCTCGAAGGTCTCGAACACCAGGCTGGAGCCGCGCTGGATCACGCGGAAGCCGATGTCGCTGACGGCCGCGATCTCGTTGAGCAGGGTGCCGAGCACGTCGAAGCGCGCGCTCTTGGAGATCGACGCACCGCGGCCCAGGTTCGTGCCCATGACGAGCTTCTTCGCGAACTTGCCGCGCCGCGCCGCGGGGGCGCCGGGACCGATGTTCGCGTTGACGTAGGCGTGGAGCAGGGTCTCGATCGGACCCGTGCGCGAGTCGCGCGCGGAGCCGGACTGCCCCGCCATCGTGGCCGACGTCGGGAACGGGTAGGCCAGCGCGTCGGCGAGGATCACGTCGTCGGTGACGCCCGTGATGGTGACCATGCCCTCGGGCGCCTCGGACGAGCCGACCGAGCTCGTCTTGGAGGTGGGCCCGCTGAGGATGACGGTGCCGGTGCGGTTCGTGACGATCAGGCCCGAGCCCGGGGTGCGCAGGTACGGCACCATCGGGTGCTCCAGTGGCAGCGTCACCGACCACTGGCCCACGTTGCAGAACTCGTCCTGGAGCGTGAAGGTCGCGTCGGTCGGCAGGATGACGCCCACGCGGGCGAGGGTGACGTCACGGACCTCGACGTTGATGTCGACGAGCTCCACTCACATCACCCACCTTCGCGGTCGCCAGCGCACGGTGACGCGCGAGGCCGACGTGCTGTCGCTGACCTCGACGGCTGCCGAGGTGATGCCCGGGGGGATGGTCCACATCCGGGGCGCGGGGGAGAGCTCCGCGTAGCGGTTGGCCCCCGTGTTGTCGACGACCGTGCCCTTCTCGGTGTCGATCGTGAGCGTCTGGCCGGCGGCCAGGGCCCCGGTCCACTCCAGGACGGCGCCGTCTGGCGAGACCGCACGGAAGCGGCTCGCCGGGGCGCGCACCTCCCACACCGGGAAGGCGTGGGCGTCGCCGTCGTTCTCCAGGACGACGTCGCCCGTGATCTGCGAGGGGGACACCTTGAGCTGGGACAGGTCGGGCAGGAGCCCGCGGTTCGATGCCATCGGCTAGCCCCCCAGGGTCACGGTGCGGACGATCTCGCCTTGCCAGAACGGGTTGGGGGCGCGGAGCGTGACGACGGTTCGGAGCTCTCGCTCCCCGTCGGTGTCCGAGCCCCAGGCGAAGTCGCCACCGCCGACGCGGTAGGTGTCGATGGACCACGACGTGCCGTCGTCCTCAATGAGGCGCAGGCGGCACTTGCCGTCGAGCATCCGGGCGAGCCTGGACCAGAGCGCCGTGAGGTCGCTGCGGTCCAGGCCCACCACCAGGAGCGGGAGGTCGATGTCGCGGGGCAGGACGCGGCGCCCTCGGTAGAGGGCGCCATCCCCGGCCCCCTCCAGCCAGCGGATGCTGACCGGGGGGAGGCCGAAGCCCGTGGCGCCGGAGAGCGCCTGAATGCCGCGCCCGTACTTGAACACGTAGTCCAGGTCGAGCGCGTCCGTGTCGTTCTCCAGCGCGAGAGAGGGCATTAGAAGCCCACCGCCCTTCCTCGGGAAAGTGCAGCGAACAGGTCCTCCTCGGAGCCGAGAGAGGAGCCTTCCGCAGCGTTGTAGTTGATGACCTGCTGCTTGAGAACGGGGCCCATGAACTCGGCCTCGTCGAGGGCGGCGTGGGTGTCCGCGGCCATCTTCTTCGCCGCATTGACGGCGTTCTGCGCGCGGGCCTCGATGCCGTCCGCCATTGCGTCGCCGATGGACATGCCGGAGTAGAGGACCCACCCCTTGCCGGAGAAGGGCCCTTCCTTGGCCGGGCTGAACGGGAACAGGTCGCGGATGTCGGAGAGCACGTTGGAGACCGACTTCTTGGCCTCGTCGGCGCGATCGCTAATGCCCGCGGTGAACCCGTCGATCAGGGATCGACCGGAGGCGATCAGCCACGTCCCGATGTTCGAGACGGCCTTCTCGATGTCCTTACGCAGGCCCTCGATCTTGGTCTGGACGCCGGAGACCGCGGTCTCAACGTCGGCCTTCATCTGCTTGAACCAGGCGATCACCGCGACGACCTGGTCACTCACGGCCCCGATGAACGCGGCGATGGCCTGGAGCTTGGGGTTGACCTGCTCGACGATCACTCGAACCAGCTCGATCATCGGCGTGACGATGTACTCGAACAGCTCGATGAGGAGCGGCATCGCCTCGACGATGATGGGCGTCAGCTCGACGAGCAGGTCGGTCGCGGTGCCGGCCAGCTCGACGAACACGTCGGCGTTCTCAGCGACCTTCCCGATGATCTCGCCGAGGGCTTCGATCAGGTCGGGACTGGTGGCCTTGAAGATTTGCGCGAAACAGTCGGCGATGACCGGCAGGAGCGGGCCAAGGTCGTCGGCCAGCGCAGACCAGAGGTCGACGATCTGCGGCAGGAGCTCGATGATGGCGTCGGCGAGCATCTTCACCATCGGGACCAGGAGCGGGCCGATGGCGTCGATGACCGGGGTCAGGGCCAGGGCCAGGTCGGCGATCGCCTGACCAACGACCGGGAGAATCTCCGCGACGGGGCCCGCGAGCGCCAGCGCCAGGTTGACGAAGGCGTCCACGAGGCCCGGCAGGGAGGGCGCGATGGCCTTGATCGCGTCAGCGAGACCCGTCGAGAGGAGCTCGATGACGGGGGTCAGGCCGTCCACGAGGATGACGAACGCCGGGGCGACCGCCTCCACGAACGACGTGATGAGCGGCGCGAACGCCGCCGCCAGGTCGCCGATCAGCGTCAGGACGGCGCCCATGATCTCGCCGAGCGGCTTCCACATCGGGGTCAGCGCGTCGATCGCCACGAGCAGGTTGTCGAACAGGCTGACGATGCTGTCCTGCATGGCCGGCGCCGCGAGGGCGTTGGCGATGTCTCGCAGGAGGGTTCCGATCGCGGGGCCGGCGCTCTCCATGACCTTGTCGAACGTGTCGGCCAGGGTGGCGAACAGGTTCGAGAAGGCGGGGCCCGAGATGTTGCCGATCGCGTACATCGCGTCGTGGGCGGCGGTGAGCGCCGTGACCATGCCCGTCTGGAATGCGGGGGAGTCGACCGCGGCGTGGACCCGCTCCAGCGTGTCGGCCATCATGCCGAGCGTGGAGCCGCCGGCCTCCTTCGCTGCGCGGCCGAGGCCGGACAGGGTGCCGTACAGCTCACTGAATACGTGCCCCAGCTCGACCAGCGCGGCGATGCCGTTGTTGATCCACGTCTGGAGCTCACCGGACTGCTCCGTGCGGTCGAGGAACGCCGCGAACCTGTCGGTGATCTGGACGAACCAGCCCGCCAGGCGGGGCAGGAGCGAGGCGCCCTGCCGGCCGAGAATCTCGATGATCGTGACCATGCCGGTCATGCCGCCGCTGGCGATGTTGATGCTCTCGCCGAGGTCGGCGAACATTCCGGCGAGCGCGCCATTGAGGCCACCGCCCAGCGCATCCGCCAGGGCGCCGAACCAGCCACCGAGCTGCTTCGAGGTGTGGATCAGCCCCGCGGACAGCTCGGGCAGGAGGGAGTCGATCAGGTCCCGGAACGGCTTCTTCGCCTCGGACCAGAAGGTCGAGGACATGGCGTCCTGGAGGTGCCCGAGCGCCTTCTTGACCTCGGGCAGCACGACGTTGAAGTCCTTGAGGACGGCGATCGAGGCGCCAAGGCCAATCGCCATTCCGCCGAGAATGCCAGGGAGGCCGAGAAGCGCCGGGCCGATCTGCGCCAGGGACGACGACAGGGCGAACAGGTTGCTCGCCGCGCTCAGGCCCCAGCCGGCCACGCCGGCAATGCCGAGCGCGAGGGCCGACAGCTTGGGGATGGCCTTGTCGATGTTCGACAGCCAGTCGGTGAAGTTGGTCGTGACGTCCCACAGCATTCGGCCGCCGGAAAGGGCGGCGATTGCGGTGCCGGCCTTGGCGAGCGACTTCTGGTTGACCCGCACAACGAGGTCGACGTAGCGGCGGCGGTTGATGATCGCCAGCTCCGCGGACGCCTTGCCGTGGTCGAGTGCGACCTGGAGCTCGACCTTCTTGCCGTCGTAGTCGTCGACGAGGTCCTTGAGCTGCTCGCGCGTGTGGTGAAGCGACTCGGCGCCGTTGTTGACGTCGATCTCGACGGTGCGCTGGCGCGCGAGCTCGGCGTCGATCTTCTTGAGCGCCGTGCGGTAGGTCTCGATGTCGTGGGGGTCGATCTCGATGCGGATGTCGACGCTGGACGCCTGGAGCGCCGCCTCCAGGCGCGCCTTCTCCACCTTGAGGCTGGCCTCGTCGAGGTGGACCTCGACCTTGTAGGTCTCGCCCAGCTTCTCCAGCTCGGCGTCGATCCTCGCCAGGCCCCGCTTGATGGAGTCGGTGTCGTCGAGGTTGACCGCGATGTTGATGGCCTTGGCGGAGCGCTGCGCAACCTCGACGGCGCGCTCGACCTCCTGCTGGAGGCCCTCGTTGAGGCGCAGGTCGACGCCGATGGCCTTGAGGTTGCGCTCGATGCGGTTCAGATCGGCGCGCAGATCGTCGCCGAAGTCAGTGGTGTCGGGAAGAACCTTGACGGCCACGCGGCCGATGACGACGGACTTCCCGACACCCATGTGCTACCTCCGTTGCATTCGCGCGAACAGACCGGCGACGGTCTCGTGCGCGGCCTTCTTCTCTGTCTTGGGTCGCGGGAACGGCTTGAACTTGGGGGCCTTGCCCTTCGCCCATGAGCCGGTGCCGCGCGTGTTGTCGTTGATCGCGTCGTAGACGCTGGCGATCAGGTGACGGTCCATGCCCCAGCCGAGGTGCTCCGCACCCCCAGCCGCGATGGCGCTGGTCATTCCGTCGTCGGGGAGCCTCTCGATGAGCAGCACGAGCAGGCGCGGGGCCGGTCCGCGACCAGCGATCAC